ACAGCGGAACCAGTCGCAAAACCAAAACCAACTGTTGCTACAACGGTGAAAAAACAACTACTAAGTCTGACAAACCAAAGGCAAAAGTAGCATCTGATAAACCAAAAGCAGAGGCAGTAGTTTCTGACAAACCAAAAGCAAAAGTAGAAGCAGTAGTTTCTGACAAACCAAAAGCAAAAGTAGAAGCAGTAGTTTCTGACAAACCAAAAGCAAAAGTAGCATCTGATAAACCAAAAGCAGAGGCAGTAGTTTCTGACAAACCAAAGGCAAAAGTAGAAGCATCTGACAAACCAAAGGCAAAAGCGACAGTAGAAAAATCAAAAGAAGCAGTTAAACCTAAAGCAGCAGAAACTGCCAAGGAAGCGATCGTCCCAAAGAAAAAGACACAGAAAGTAGATTTTTCTGTAGATAATGTTGATGACTCTATCAAGGGTAAAGTTGCCGAGATAGATCCAGGAGGGTTTTGGGCAAAACTAAACGATGGAAGAATTGTTGATCCAAGTTTTCCTAAAGATGCAGATCAAAATTATTCCGCGCAAAAAGCATATAAGTTAGGCCAGAAAGCAGGTACGATTGAGAGCAAGGGCAATCAAACAGGCGATCAAATGGCGCCGAAGAAAACGACTGGTAAAACTGAAACTGGAAAGAATATAGATGGTGCTATAATTGAGAAAGGAACTGCAGACACTAAAGAGAAAATGCAAGTGAATGTTCCGCCACCAACAGTTATCAATCAAGGTGGCAAAGGTGGAGAAGCACCTCCGCAAATAACCTTCCCAGGAGGCGTAGCAAATGTCAGATCAAATGATCCTACATGGTTACGATTCCAAGATAAAAGAGCAACTTCATAATGAAATGGGGGAGCGAAACGCTCCCCCAAGTTTTTAGTCATCAGCGAGACTCGAGAAGTAACTCATCGTGTCATCGTCACTGTCTTCTTTCCATGGTGCTGAGTCATCCGTTGCCTTAGCAGCAGGTGCATTGCGCATCTTGGTTTCAACAAACAGTTCGTCCTCGGCATCAAGCGGATTAACCTTTTCCGCAGTTGCCATACGAGCACCACCTGATAGAACAGTATTCATCTTCGCCTTCAGTTCATCATATGACTTGAAGTTCGAAGGATCTAGGAAAGTGGCAAGCGAATGCGCACCCTTCCAGACCTGCTCCAACTTATCCTCATCTTCATCAAGAGGAGTTGGACCATCAAACTCTGACTTATCGTAGTTACGATAACCTTCAACCTGACGAATGCGCAACTTGAAGTTAGCACCTTCCCAAAGGTCGAATGGGTTGACTGGTTTCTCATCTTCAAAGGTTGGTTGCATTACATCCTTGATCTTGTCAAAGATTTTCTTACCATACTTGTAGAGGAAAACCTTACCTTCATTTGCAGGATTTGCTGGGTCACGAATCACTAGAATGTTGGAGATATAGGAAAGACGACGCTTTTGCTTACGAGCGATTTCCTTATTCGCTTCGATACCTGAGTTCCAAAGTTCGGAATTCAGTTCGCCGACGGGATCTGGTTTGTTGATTGTGGTCAACGAGTTTTCGATATACCACTTTCCAGTTGGTCCCTGGAAACCATGATCAAAGACGCGAACCCAAGGAAGTTCCTCACCAGAAGGTGCAGGGAGAAAGCGAAGAACTGCTTGACCATTACCTGCCTTATCGACAGTTGGTTTCCAGAAGCGATCATCATCGCCACGCTTTTCATTTGATGGGTTTGCGATTGACTCAACTGCTTTCATGAGTGAGTCAAAGTTTCCGCGATTCTTGCGGAGTTCTGATAGTGTATTATTTGACATATGTATTGTCCTTATATTTGCGTTGTATGTTTATATTAGCGTTGTGTATTGTATTCATCATAGTCATCATACTCATCTGTATCATGCCTACTAGAGTATTTATACAGGTTCTTACGGTGCTTGTTTGATTTATCAACACCTTTTCGTACTTCTTTTACTCGGGGTTCAGACCCGTAGTAGTCTTTACTTCTTGAGTTACTCATCTAACAGACCACTTGGCCTTTCTCCTTATTCCATAGTTCAAAGAATTTTGTTCGATCTATACGAACGAACGGACGGTACTTAATTATCAAAAGATTTAAATCATTCCAGATAAAATCGTTCAACAATTCAGTATTTACATTATACCTGAAATCTAGTAGTTTGTCAAGTATAATAACTGTTTCTAGTGAAATTTTTTTTCCAAGTAACATCTTTATTAATATTGGATGCTGATTGTTGTAAGACAATAAAGGATCTTGCTCTGACTTCTCTGCTTCTACGAGTAAACGACCAATATCATCTGTGAACATGTATGACAATCTATCTTGTCTACCTTTCCACTTCTCATAGATGTCGTCAGAATCTGCATTAAAGATGCCGCCGTTTGTATCACCTGCTGCAAAGTTTGCAACGAAGTAGTTGATAATCTCTTGACGAGCGACGAATTTCTTCGCCAGTTTCCTGAATAGGAAAACATCTCTCCGTTTTAAGAAGGCAGATTCTGACGACTTGACAGCACCCTTAGTAACGGTGATGTCATATGACGCTGTAGTGAAATGTAGTTTAAGTGCCATGTAGAGGCGATAAACTTCATACGCTTCCATTAAAGTGGTAATTTCCCGCCAGATTTACGCTTTAGCATATTTAGTTCTTCTGCTTCTGCTCGAATCTTTTCTTTCAGAGAAGTGGTGAGTAATACAGCAACTGACTCCATCTCAATATCTTTTTTGATACAATAATCAAGAAGAATATCCAAACAAGGAATACCATTCTCGAATGATTGTTTCTCTATGAATTGAGAGAACTCAGTTGCTGAATTATACTCTTTTGTAATTAAAAATTCATTGGTTACTTCAGAACCATCCATTACCATGTTCAAAGTTATTATCCTGCATAAAAAATGTGATCACCGATTTTCGCAACACGCTTCAGATTCCATCTTGGATTAACATAATCCGCATGGTAGAATAGCACGTTACGTCCAAGTATACCCTGATTTGCCCCAGAAAGCAATACTTTTTCAGCAACTTTTTTAGATTCTGAATATTGCTGGGCACTACGCACAGTCTTATTACCTTCGCATACCCATGAGAACTGGCAAACACGCTTTGTTCTCTGATACACGACTGCGCATACAGACTTCGGGAACTTGGGACTTTTTACGCGATTGATAGTTACTGCAGCAACCGCCAACTTTCCTTGAGTTGACTGGTTTCCTGCCTCGTAGTAAATATTGTCTGCTAGACATTTCAATTCGCGATTATTTGCTAAATGTATATTTTGGGTTTCAATTTTTCTTAATGCGGTTTTCTTTTTTTCTTCTGCCGCATCTTCTTTAATCTCTTGGATTACTTCTACAAAGCCGAGGGAATATTCCCTCGTATCTCTCTCGATAGCATCTTCAGCATATGAATTGATTCCATATAAACTATATACTAATACTGTAAAAATCGAAAGAAACTTGAAAAACTTCTTGTTAAAGGAAGTCATCTTATTTCCTAGTACTTGTTAAACTTGAGAGGGTATTATCCAGTGACTCCCCACACTGGTGTCCGAAGACAAAAAAACCTACTATGCGTGCTTTTTCAAGTAGAGGCGTAGTAGGTCATGCAAATATTTATAAGTGCAGAACCGCAGTGAAACTCGGTCCACCTTCTTACTAGAACGGTTGATAGTTTTATTCTGTTTCGAGGAAAAACTATCAAAAACCCAATGCTAGCTTATGCAGCTAGAGCAAAGGCAACGTTATCGTTTGCATTTACAGTTTGTGGCGCTTTGCCAGTCAATTAGTCTCGGTATTCCTATTACACGAAAATCGATATCCAGGTCACCCCCATAGATGGTGGAGGTGGAGGGAGTCGAACCCTCGTCTTTCCGCTTTTATTGTCAACTGTCATCAACTAATATACTATTTATACTATAGTTTTGTTTAGAAGTCAAGTGTTTTATGCTTCCCAAGGAAGTTTTTTTCCTACTGACCCCCACTTACCAATGGGACAGGATGCACGATTCAGTTTAGTTTTTGCTGGCATGAGGCAACCACATTTCATGCACAGTTTTGCCTTTAAAAACTCGCACTGCCTACAAATTTCCATCCGTTGTTCGGACAGTTCACTCACTGGTATAATACCCATTTTCATAATAGTCGCGAGTGCGAAGAAGTTTCTTCACCCAGTCGTCGCGCTTTTCGATGAATACCTGAGGAACATCATCTTCAACTGCGATTAGGATTACCAACCACGGAACAGGAATACCAGTACGTTCTTCATACATGATAGCATATGCTGCTGTCTGCATGAAGTAACTCTCGATGTAGGATTTCGACTTAGACTTGTTGGAAGTCTTAAAATCAATAACAGCACGTTTACCATTATACTCAGCAATACAGTCGACACGACCTGCCATACGCAGATGATCACTATAGAGTGCAAGTTCCTGACAATGAATATTGCTGATTGGTTCTAAGATAGGTTTAAACTTGTTAAACATCTCAACGTCGAGCATAGACGCTTTGACTTCATCAATCTTGTCACTAACATTTTCGTTCTTAAGATACGTTTCGGTTAGCGTGTGAATCTTGGTTCCGCGAGTTGATGCTTTACTTGAGATTTTATTTGCTTCTTCTTCGCCAACACGCTTTCGCCAAGCAGCGATAGAGTCGCGGGAGAGAACTCCTAGAACGGTGGTGGCAGAAGGATATGCAACGCCACTGGCATTTACATAAACTCTACCACCATCTTCGCTCGTAGTTGATTGGGCAAAATCTTCATATTCATATATTGTTTCAAACATCATATATCCATTATACTATAATTGACAGAAAAGTCAAGCCCTTAATTATGTTTTTCTTCGTATTCTAGACGAGCAAGGATATATTCCTTTACAAGTTTTGACCTGACAATATCATTCACGGAAAATTCAACCGTCTTGAATGATGGCATCATGTCAGCAATTGCGATAAACTTTTGCAACCCTGACATGTCGTTCTTTTTATTTAGGTCGGTTTGACGGAAGTCTCCGCAGAAGATAATCTTGGAGTTCTTACCAATACGAGTCATAATAGAGTTGAGTTCCATGTCAGTCATGTTCTGACATTCGTCAACAATGATCACTGAATTATCAAGTGTGATACCACGCACGAACGAGGTGATTAGGAAATGAACGGTCTTTTGCTCCTGCATGCGCAGGAAGGGTTGGATGTGATTGAACAAGTCATCACAGATCTCAACATATGGTAAAGTATAGACCTCTGTTTTTTCCTTCTCGTCACCTGGAAGGTGTCCGATATCTCTTGATGGTACTGCTGAACGCACAACAACAAGACGTTCATAATCTGTTGTTGGATCCAGAACTTCTTCAAGTGCTTTATACATGGAAATAAAAGTTTTGCCTGTTCCTGCTACCCCATGTAGTAGCATTGCAGTGGACTGTTGATTATATAGATCGAAGAAGAGTCGTTGATTCTGTGTCTTAGGTTGAATATTTCGTAGATCCTCATATTTAACTTTGCACAGTTTACTCTTTTCAATTGTTACCTTTGGTTCAGAATTCGATACAACTTGGAGATTGTTTTTTCTTCTCGTCATGAACAGTCCTTATTCTTACTAGAGTGAATACAAAAAAGGCGACGCCACCTACAGGTGAAGTCGCCGTTTGTTACCGAGGGAGTTCGGTATCTGAAATGGGGATTGGTTCTTTTGTTCTCATGTTAGTATTTATTAAACTGTATCGCTCCACCACTCCGGAATAGGACGATTTTTCCACTTTGCCATAGTTTTTTTCGCACCGATATAATAGTTACGATACGAAACAATTGAGCAAGGATCTTTGTATTCATCAGGCATAGCAGGAGTTGGTTGCGTAAAATAACCAACAGGAATATTAGCAGGAGGTTTGCGCAACCAATATACTAAGCGATCAGTTGCATGAATCTTACCATAGCGATGTGTATATTCCTGTAAAAGATCTTGTAGTAAACACATCAACCAATTGTAATTATTATTAGATTGTCGAACCCAAATAGCACTGGGATGGTTAATATGTGATGCCTTGTAAAGTATATTTTCCATACTCTCATTGTTGAGACGCCAACGTTTAATTCGTCGCCCCGAAGAGGCATCAATGTATTCGTCACCATCAAGCATACGATGTGCTGTTGACAGTAATTGGGCATACTCTAAAATCATTTTAACAACGTGCTTATCGTTGTGATATGTAGCACAAGTTTTGACGTCGCGGTCAAGGTAAAAAATATTCATAATATATTAGTTCTCAAGTTTAAAGGGAATTTCCTCGATTGACTTACGAATACATTCAATATACGCTTTCGTAGTATTAGAAATATACTCTGATTCAAGCGAAAAGTCAATACATTTTATAACATCGACTGGATCCATTTTGATCAGATCGTCGATAATTACACGATTATCTGTTTCGCCAAATGCATTAACGCAGAATAAAACAATATCGATGTCCATATCCGAATACAACGGTATTCGGTATAACCGTTTCCCATAGAACCTATCAGGAAATTTGAATATCTCTGCCATAGATCTATT